TTTATTATGGATTATCCTCCACTTCCTTTAGTAACTCGCTGATGTATGTTTCAGTACCGTCCATAGTTTTAACTTCAAAAATTGAAGACCTTTGATATTTTTTAATTTTTTTGTATTGTTTTAGAAGTTTTTTTACTTCGTCTTTGTAAATAGCAACTTCTATTTTTTCTTCACTAAAACCTTCACTCATCTCTTTTTCTTCTTTTCAGGTTGTTTATATCCCCACAGTTTTGGATTTGTTCTTCCATATCCAAAGTCAATTTTCTTCACAACTCCTGGTCCGTACTTATCATAGTACATATCAAAAATACGAACTCTGGATCCTCTTACTAAATCGACATTTTCTTCTCCACCAATTTCATACCAAATTAGATATGCATCATTAGGAAAGGAAGAATCTTTTGCTGCTTCTACAGTTGTTTTCTCCAGAAGAATGTCACATCCATAATTAGATGGCAGAAGGGTAATTTCATTTTTTTCAGAGTCTGCCATATCTTTCTCCGTATTTACAGCAACTGTCACGAACGACCACCCCATTGGATGTCAGAATATGCTTCTTTTACATTCTCAAAACTTATTTTGTATTTATCTCCAAGTCTTTTATCCTTTGTAAGAATTAATACTTCTGCATCTTTTGGATGAAGTCCACGCAAAAGATTAATGAACATCATCTCTCTACGAATAGTGCTAAGACTATTATTGCCGCCTTTTACAAAGTTATAAAGATTGGCAAACTCTTTGCGTAGTGAGGTGCGTCCCCTACCATCAAGATCTTGACCAGTTGCAGACATCCCACCATTTGCTTCTTTGCTGAGATTTTCTGAAAGTGTTCCTGAATATACAGATTGCTCATCAGCATTTGCATAAGGCACATCACCTTCAGGCAAAAGACTGATTACAGTTTCATCAAAATTCCAAATAAAAATAGACTTCAAAGAGTCATGTTCGTAAGTTTTCAAAACCTCTACTTTTTTTGCATTAGATCTTTGCTTAGATGCAAGTTCTAAAACCTCAAAAACAAAGGGGTTTGTGGGAAGAGACTCAATTGGTTTTTCAGTCGTAGTCTTCTTCGTCTTCGTCGTAGTCGTCATAATTGTTTTCAAATCGTACTGCTAAAATTTCATCAGGAAGTACATTTCCATTTTCATCAAACATCTCTGGGTGAGTATATGCGACGTTAGTATTGTAGAAATGTTCTTTTGCCAACCATCCTATAACACCTCCAACAAAAAAGAACATTATTGAAATGAGAGTACTGATGGTGAGTGTTACTGCTAACATTTTTTTCTCCAGAGAATTTTATTTTTTCCTGATATCCAAGTAAAGATTCAAGTGTAAAACAATTTCTCTGCGGAATAGAGTGACCATTTTACCAAACCTTACTTGAAAAGTCTTTGGTGGTTCTGGTTTTCTCCTCCTATTACGTAACAGTAATTCAACTCCCCGATTAATTTCGGGTTCTGGTTTATTTAGTTTGTTTCTTTCGCCTTCCAGGTCTTTTGTCATAACTATACTTCCAAGCATCTTCTAAAATGCCATACAAATAATTTCTAATTTTTCTTGCTTCTGGTTTTGGTATATGTCCATAACCTTCACGAAGTTGTTTATGTATTTCGTCCGAACCACCTTCCAGATAATCATCTAAATCTATTACAAGATTATTAATTTCACTTGCTGTGGTGCTTCCAATAAACTCTTCAACTTCTACTTTTTTAGCTCCACGAATTTTTAAGTAGTCATAAAATTTCAAAACAAACTGACCCTGGAAGGCATAATCAATTGCTCTTTCAACATCATAGTAAACTTCGTGAAATGTGTTGTTCATTAAACTAGACTTTGCTCCTTCAGATATTGAACGGTATCTGTACATCCACCAATATGCTGGTCATTTACAATCACCTGGGGAAATGTTGATCCATTCCCAAATTCTGCATAGAATTCTTCTCGCGTAAAATCAGTATTCAATTTGTAAACTACATGCTGTAGGTTTGCTAACTCTAGCACTTGTTGAACCTTTGTGCAATATGGACAACCATCCTTTGAATAAACTGTAAACTTCATAATTCTTTATAAACTGAAAATTATTTAGCGTTAACTGGAACTCCCTGCCCTTCAGGAAGCCATACTTGCTGTTGAAGTTCTATTGGAGGTAGTTCTTCTTTTGCAGCAGGCAATCCTTGTTGACCAGGAAGTTGTTTGTCTGTTGTTGATGTTACTGTAATGACTTGATCCATAATAAACTTTTGCTTTCGATAAGTTCGTTTATCTGGATCAAAACTTACCATCATAAATGCATCATATTCTTCTCCACAATGAGCAATCACTCTACCTGTGGTTTTATCTACCACCACCCAGTAATCATACATTCTTCTTTTTCTCACTTTTTGTATTATAGGTTTCTTTTGCTGGTCTGTAAAGGTTTGGCCAAGTATCTCTAATAATTTCTGCTGCTTTATAAGGTGTTTCTGAAGTAATCATTTCAATAACGAGATGGTTTGTAATCTAAATCTCCTAGAATATTTTCTAGCATTATACCGTAATCTTTAAATCTTTTGTCTCCTGCAATAAAACATCTCTGACGCATCCATACAGCATCAGCAAGAAGTTTAATCTGGTCTTCGGTAAGTGTTATGGTTTTCATAGTTATAAGGTAACCTCTTTATGTATTAACCATAAAAAAAGGAGTTCTCAGAACTCCTTCCATTTATTTTAGAGTGCGTTTCCTCGCGGTAGAACTTCCTCTGGGAATACGAAATTCTCATGTGGTTGGTCTACAGGAGCCATCCAAGCACGAAGACCTTCATTCAAAAGAATGTTCTTAGTGTAGAAGGTTTCGAACTCAGGATCTTCCGCAGCACGAATCTCTTGAGATACAAAGTCGTAAGCACGAAGATTAAGAGCAAGTCCAATAATGCCGATACTAGATGTCCATAGACCCATGACGGGAACAAAGAGCATAAAGAAATGCAACCAACGCTTATTACTGAAAGCAATACCGAAAATCTGTGACCAGTAACGGTTAGCAGTAACCATCGAGTAAGTTTCCTCTTCTTGCGTGGGCTCAAAAGCCTTGAAAGTATTTGCCTGTTCTCCATCTTCATAGAGAGTATTCTCCACAGTAGCACCGTGAATAGCACAGAGTAGTGCTCCTCCCAGTATACCAGCAACTCCCATCATATGGAAGGGGTTAAGGGTCCAGTTGTGGAAACCTTGTAGGAATAGAAGGAAACGGAAGATAGCAGCAACACCAAATGAAGGTGCAAAGAACCAACTGGATTGTCCCAGTGGATACATCAAGAATACAGAAACGAATACTGCGATAGGACCAGAGAATGCGATTGCGTTGTAAGGACGAATTCCCACAAGACGAGCAATCTCAAACTGGCGAAGCATGAATCCAATCAGGCTGAAAGCCCCGTGGAGTGCCACAAAAGTCCAGAGTCCCCCAAGTTGGATCCAGCGGACGAAATCTCCCTGAGCTTCAGGACCCCATAAGAGTAGAAGAGAATGTCCGAGAGCATCAGCAGGAGTAGATACAGCAGCAGTAAGAAAGTTACACCCCTCAAGATATGAACTCGCAATTCCATGGGTGTACCACGAAGTTGCGAAGGTGGTCCCTGTAAGCCACCCGCCAAGAGCGAGATAAGCTGTCGGAAATAGAAGTAAGCCAGACCAACCGACAAAAACAAACCGATCACGCTTAAGCCAGTCATCGAGTACATCGAACCATCCCCTTTGTTGAATTGGTTGTGAAAGTGTTGAAGATACCATAGCCTCCTATGTCATTTCTCATATTTATCTTAACATAAGTTAACAAAGAGGTCAATAGAGATTTCTACCTATCCCCAATAAATCTGACCGAGAGTAAATAAAACAAATACAAGAACTGTGAATACCATCATACCTACACCTGCCCAAATTACCCAGTTAGGCACAGGTTCGTGTTGAGTATTATGACTCATATTATTGTTCTCTTGCCCTTTGAAGTGCTCTTCTAATAACTGATGCTCTTGTAGTTTTCTTCCCACCAGCATCTTTTGAATTTTTTGTTAGATTATCTGATTGAGGAATAACTCTTCTATTATCAGAAGCATCTCCTGGATGTATTTTATGCCACCTATCAGAGTTCCCCTTTCTATTTGCTTGTGCTTGTATATGATCTACATCGTGCTGTCTTCCAGTTTCTCTTGATTTATTTTGTGCCTCCTCTCTTTGCTTCTTCTTTCTTTCTCTTTCAATTTTTAATGCCTTGTTTGCTGTTGATGAAGGACTTGGATGAAGATTTCTTTTGGCGTGGTCTTCAAGTTCTTTTTTACTAATTGCTTTTAAATTTTGTGATCTTCTTTCACCTTGCCCTTGTATTGAAGATTTTCTTTTTGTAGTCCACTTACCCCCACCAGTATTTCTAACTCTCCATTCATCAGGATTATCTTTTGCAAGACGCTTTTTCTCTGCATCTTCTTTACTGGCTTCTAATATAAATTCCCTAAATGTCTTCATCTTACTGAACACTTTTATGTATTTAGATATTGTATCATTTTTTGAAGGGTGTCTATATTGTCTCCTACAAGACCTAGTGCGGTGTTGCAGTTATTGCAGAGAACTCCACGAACCTTATTTGTAGAGTGGCAGTGGTCTATACATTTTTTTGTTAGTTCTACATTACATATTTGGCAGTTCTCATTTTTCATAAGTTCTGCGTATTGCTGTTCGGTGAGTTTAAACTTTCTTCTGGCAACTTCGTGAGTCTTATAATACTGCCTACGAACTTCCCTTTCACAGTCCTTACACTTTGATTGAATACCAGAAGGTCTATTGCTTCTTTTAGAGAACCCATGAAGTTCTTTTGTTTGCCCGCATCTACTACAAGTTTTCATTATGGTATGGAAGTTTGGTATGGAACTATTTATACATTATAGCATAAAAAAAGAGACCCGAAGGTCTCTTTCGTGAAGTATTCTGTTTAAGAAACTCAACCGATGGTTGGAGCAGTCAAGGCAATAGGTGTATTCTCAACAGCAGCCAAATCCAGAGGGAAGTTGTGTGCGTTCCTTTCGTGCATCACTTCGAGTCCGAGTCCAGCACGGTTGAGAACATCAGCCCAAGTGTTAACTACACGGTTCTGACTATCAACGATTGACTGGTTAAAATTAAAGCCATTGAGGTTAAATGCCATCGTAGAAACACCAAGAGCGGTGAACCAGATGCCAACTACAGGCCAAGCAGCAAGGAAGAAGTGCAGCGAACGTGAGTTATTGAAGGAAGCATATTGGAAAATAAGGCGACCGAAATAACCGTGTGCAGCAACGATGTTATAGGTCTCTTCTTCTTGACCGAACTTGTAACCATAGTTCTGCGACTCATTCTCAGTGGTTTCACGAACCAGCGAGGAAGTAACCAGAGAACCGTGCATCGCACTGAACAGAGAACCACCGAACACACCAGCAACTCCAAGCATATGGAAGGGGTGCATCAGGATGTTGTGCTCTGCCTGGAACACAAGCATATAGTTGAACGTACCAGAGATACCCAGAGGCATCGCATCAGAGAAAGAACCTTGACCGAAAGGATAGACCAGGAACACTGCAGAAGCAGCAGCAACAGGTGCGCTGTATGCAACGCAGATCCAAGGACGCATACCCAGACGATAGGAGAGTTCCCACTCACGACCCATATAGGCATAGATACCAATCAGGAAGTGGAAGACAACCAGTTGGAACGGACCACCGTTGTAAAGCCACTCATCTAGGGAAGCAGCTTCCCAGATGGGGTAAAAGTGCAGTCCAATAGCATTGGACGAAGGAATCACAGCACCAGAGATGATGTTGTTTCCGTACATGAGTGAACCAGCAACGGGTTCACGGATACCGTCGATGTCTACAGGAGGAGCAGCGACTAAGGCAACAATGAAGCAAATGGTAGCAGCAAGCAGACAAGGAATCATCAGGACTCCAAACCAACCAACATAAAGACGATTATCGGTTGAAGTAACCCAGTTGCAGAACTGTTCCCAAATATTCGATTGTGATTGTTGACGTGAAATTGTAGCAGTCATTTGTCGTTAAAGGGTAAGTAAAAAGTCCAGGGGGAACTGGATATTACGTTATTCCCCACACCACCCTCCAGTGTGGGTATGAGAGACGTTTTTATACTCCCAATAGGTCTCGGTTAACG